TTGACTTGTTAAGTCGTAGGGCTTATTATCAGAATTAACTAGATTAAAATTTATCTTGTTATCTGTACCAGAATATAGTAATATTGTTTTATCGTACATTGGCATATTACTATTTAACGAAGTTGGTACCGCTAATGTATAAGTTTTATCTAAGATATATACTGTATATGAACTGGACATATTAATATTTATGGAATACGCAGAGTTACAAGAAAAATTTCCGTTTTTAAGCTGTATTAGGCACAGCAACAACGAATATGTGGGTATATTACTGAATCAAGATCAGTTTGTTACATCTATCTACGTATATGATCAAATACAAGACACCGGTAAAAAACAGCTATTCTTAGAACTGGGTGAAGTTTGGTGGTGGGAGTCTAATAGGACCATTCCAATCAATATATTCCTAAACAGAGAATTTGAAGAATTCAGACCATTCATTAAAACATTTACTACCAAAGATGTTGAGGTAGTTTTTGGACCAAAAACCAGTTTAAACAATGTTTTGAAAAAACGTATTATAAGACGTAATATTAGCTTAATTAAGAAAAACAACGAATAATCAGCTTTATCCACATCATTAAACGCATTTTAAGGGTCGTACAGCGGGGTTTAAGTGGATGCCTGGGGTGTTAGTACCCCCGCAAAATCATTACATATTAAATTCATCTGCACTACAATGGCGTGTGCATAGGCTATGGCGTGTGCCTTCTTAAAGTAATAAGATCCGTCAGTTGGTTTAACCCAAACTTGATTTTCCACTTCTGTCCAACTTTTCCCTAGTAGGTGTCTTTTGGCTGGTCTGATTATTGCCAACACCATTGCTAGTTGATCTATGCTTGTTGGTTTCATTGTTTGTAGTATTGAACTGTGTTCTCCTACGTGAAACAATTGACTGCTGAATTCTTTGTGCGTGAGTAAATCCCATAACGGCTCCTGATTTAAAAGTTCTACTAAATGCTTTTCGTCTTTGACATCATTGTAAATCGATACATTTAGAATATCTAGTTTAAAGTAACCTCTCTCTTCTGCCTCTTTATATTCGATGTTGGATATGCCAAGCATCGGATTAACTGGTATATCAGTACAATATACACCTGTGTTATGTTTCTTTAATCCGTTCTTATCTTTGATACTTGCAGGTATATGCTTCATTAACTCTAGAAGTTTATCTCTATTACCTGTATCTATGTCTATATCTGTTTTAGCTATATTCATTCTTGATTATGCCTCGGATCACGTTGTTGTATTAATTCTTCTACTCTGTTTTTAAGAGAGCCTGTATATACTTCTAGTGTTTTTAATCGTTGTCCTAAATCTTGCATTTGGATCAAAGATGCCTTCACTGTTTGTACATTTTTATCATATAACTCTTTTTCAGCTAGTTGTACAATTACTTGTAGCTTTTCCCACTCTTCAAGTATCTCTTTTCTATTTGTTTCAGCAAGAGTCATTGCTGTTGCTATAGATCTTAAATCACTTATTTCTTTTGTCATAGCCCAGCCGCCTTTGTTACATCCATTACAAATTTAACATCTTCAGGACTATCTTGAAATCGCTTAGACCAAGGTCCTGGTGAAATGTAATCTTCTATCATTGTCATTTGTTCTGCAGAAAGCTTTTCTAATAAGTTCATACCACCTTCGCTATTATAGATAACCCACGGACTAATCTTTCCAGATCTAATCATATGTATTGCTCTTGGCAAAGATACTTCTTCAAAAAATTTAGTCCAATCTGCATTTATTTCTTCAGCCCATTTTTGTATAGATAGTATAGTTCTTTCCGTTGCAGAACTAACACTTTCTTTATGGCTAAATTCTTTAATATATTTTTCATATACTTCATCACTTGACCATCTATCAACTCTTTCTCTGTTTTTTAATAGCCATTCAATATAGTGTTCTACCGATGCTATGTAAACACCCATAACATAATTTGCAAATTTAACAAATGCTGTATAATATTTGCTTTCCATAAAGTCTTCATATGTTCTTTCATTTTTCATAGTGGTACTGCTAATACGAAAAAAATGCTGATAACACCTATGAGCTAATTGCACGTTTGAATCATTCCTATTGTTCCATCTTCTTTTTGGTTCACAGAGATGTGCAACCAATGTACTTTCATTGGTAAAACTTTTTCCACAAAACTTACATTCATACGTCATTATAAACTCTCTATATATTTCCTTAATTCTTTATCTTGCACGTCATTTGGTATTTCATTCTTGTAAAATATCTTATAACTGTCACTGCCATACTTTCCTATACCGTGTAAATCACTTGCTTCTTTGTAATTCCAAGTAAGAAATTGTTCACTCATCTTTCTCAATCTTTTAGTTCTTACATTCCACATACCTAATGGCTTCAACATATTTTCCTGTGTCTTAATCCTGCCTCTTAGAAATGCTTTTGGATTTGGGTACTTTTTAAAAAGTTTTGGTAATATTTCTTTTACTTGTTTTCTATATGTAAGATTCAAGCACATAACACCTACCATATGTTGCCAAACAGTTTTAACCTGTTGTTGTACCATTAGATGTTCTTTCATTTTCATTTTATTAACAATTTAATTTCTTTATCATCTAATCCAGAATCACGTGCCAATTGTTTTATAGCATCTTTATCTAATATGTTTGATAATAAATCTATCTCATCATTTTTGTAATTTGGATACAACGATTGTAGAAATTCTATCCTTTTAGTTTTCTTTCCTTTTCCTTTTGGTGCTTTGATCCAAGGGTGGAACATTTTTTTACCTACGCCACACAAACACAATAATTTCCAAAACAATAAACTATCACCTGCGTGTTTTTGTAAAGCAGAAAAATCCTTGTTACAAAACTCATTGACATTTTGAATATATGTTTCTTGTAATATCTTACTAGCTTTTGTACTACTAGCAAATCTCATAGCAAGATATGACGAAAATGTTTTTTTAAGTTCACTATCTAAATTTTCATACCAGTCCTTTTTACCAATATCTAAATTATACAACATCTGATTTAAGTTTATACTTGGCTTTGTCATAGTATACTCCCAGCATCAAACGAATCCGGTATTTGATTTGTTTCTTTTGCAAAAAATACGCAAGGCGGATTTGGTGTGTCATTTAATGGTACAGCAATTATATGTCCGTGTTTTAGTTTTGGAAAGTACCATTTTACTTCTTGAAATACATTTACAATTTTTACTTCCTGTGCTTGTATCATCTTGTGTGTAAGTGGATTAATAGTTAATACTTCAAACCCTCTATCATTTAAACTTGTTAAAGGAACCATTTCGCATATTCCTAATTCTCTCTCAACAGCCAAGACGCTCCAATCGATCGGCATTTGAACTGTATTCTTTCCTATTTCCATTATCATACTTGGAGCATTAAAAGTTTCCATAAAAATTAAAGGCACAAAAAAGAAGTCTATGTTTTTTGGATTGTTTGTATCCAATACACAATATTGCACTTCATCTGCTGTTTCTGGCACTTTGTCCAAGTTGTACGAATAGTTTTCTGTTGTTAATATTTTCATTATATTTTTACCTTACTAACAGTATACGGGTATTTGGCTTCTTTGTAAAACCTTTTTCTTGCCGTTAAGTGTCTTTTTGAATATTTGCAACTTGATGTTATATCCCAAATCTGCACATAATCTTTATCTTCTGCTTTTCTAATACCTCTACCAATACTTTGTATTACTCTTACAAAGCTTTTTCCTGGCTCTACTAATACTAGATTGAATATCCTTGGTAAATTAATACCTACTGCCGCAACACCATACGTGGCAATAATAACCTTATATTGTTCTGTTGCAACTTCTTGATATTCTTCTTCACGTGTTTCTAATTTTGTTTTACCTTGTATGAATACTGATCCGGGTATTTCTTCTTGTAACAGTTCACCTGTTTTAATTCTATCAACAAGTATTAAAGTATTACCGCCTGATCTTATTTCATCAACTAACTTACCCATAAATGATAACCTTGGCTTGAAACTCGTAAGATATGTTAATTCTTCTGGATAAGATCTAAATGTTTGAAAATCTTGTGTCTGTATAATATTAACGTGACATTGTGCTAACACACCTTTTTCCTGTAGCTCACTAGCTGATAGTTGGTTAATTACTTTACCTAATGATGCTATCAAACTTATTTTCTCATATTCTTCTTTTGGTATAGTTCCTGTCAGTCCCCATCTCATTGGTACTTGGGCAAATGGTCCTGTCAATAATGTTTTTAAAACATCTGCTTTCGCCATATGTACTTCATCTACCATTACACATACTACATCTTTTAAAAACTCATCTAACGGAAATTCAGCTTCTGCTTTTTTAGTTTTTTTGTGCAACACATTTAAACTTTGCCAAGTACAAATTGTATGTTGATGTCCGAGCTCTTTTCTATCTCCAAAATAAACTCCAACATCTAACCCACAAGTAATATAATCTTCTTCTGTTTGTCCTACTAAACTTTTGTTAGGTACTATAACAATAGTTCTTCCATACTTTTCACACATCTTTGATAATGCGGCAGTAATAATTGTCTTACCTGCACCAGTGGCAATCTCTTGTAAACTTTGTGGTGCTTTTATAAATTCATTTATAACTTTAACTTGATAATCTCTTAATGTAATTGGTTCTCCAGCATTAGGATGATTTTTAGGCCAGTTTATATCAGATAGATAGTTTTCATCAATCGACTCAAATTTTAAATCAATATCTCTTCTGTCATCTTTTATTTCAATATCATAATCCTGATCTTCAATAATGGGTAGTATTCTATCAATTAAATTTAGATATGTTCTTCCACCTATATCACAAAATCTTATATTACCATCCCATCTTCCTAACTTGTATGCTGGTAAATGATAAGCATATGGTACAAAAAATTTTAACTTATCTGATATTTTTCTACGAGTTACTACATCCAAGTTTTCAAACTTGACATTTACTTCGTCTTTAATATGTAGTGTTGTTTTCTTCATTTCTTATTATACAACCAAGACTATTTTTTTGCAAATAATTCTGCATCATCAAGTCCAGCCACCCTTAATTTAACAATATTATTAATTTGGAATTGTTTTGCGTCAATGGCCTTAAGTAAACCCAAAAATTTATTTCTTAGCAAAGCAAATTCATTAACTAAATTAGCCATATCAACAACATCATCTTCGCCGTCAATATAGTTTCTAACATCATTTGATGTTAATGCTCTTTGATAATTTTCTAAAAACTTTTTATAGTGTTTACTTCTGATTTTTCTTAGTTGTATATTAAGAAATTCTAAAATCGCTTCGATTTCTTGTAATTGATTAAATCTATGTTCAACTATACCAGGAACATCTTTAGCATTTCGCTCAATGTTACCAGTAAGTCCACATTCCACTCTTGCTTCTTCTAATTGATTTTCATAGTATTCAATGCACTCAGGGATCTTAGCAAGATTGTTTGATACTTGACCATACCATTTAGCTGACATTAGTAAGCCTCATCGTCGTCGTATGCAGATCCTTCGCTCTCATCATCATACTCATCTAAATCATCGTAGTGTTCAGCAATAGCTTCTTCCAAATAGTCGTCACTTCCTTTAAACTCTTCTAGCTCTTGACCGTCAACACCGTAATCATCTAATAATGATACGTATGCTTTCGCGGCCTCAAGTCTGTCTTTAGCTGGAATGTACTCGACTATTTTTTGCCAGGCTTCAAGTAGCATCGCTACCTCCGAGTGATTCATCATCGTCATTTGCTCCTATGGTTTCTTTGGTTTTATTTATGTTTTCCGAACCAATACTTTCTTGGAACTCAGCCATAACTAAATCCAAATTTTCACCAGTCCATTGTTTACGATAATGTAAATGTTCTTTACCAAATCTATCAACATATTTTAATCTATTACCTTGTTTGACTAAAATTTCTTTCTTTTCAAACAAGTCAACTAATCCTGAGTATGGATCCATTCCAGCTTCATATGGAATTTTCACTTGTACTGCTTCAAATGGTTTGTTAAACCTTGACTTCATAACTTTACAAGCTGATCTAATACCAGTCACATCAGTTATTTTGTTGCCATCTTCATCTTCTTTAAGTTTTAACTTCTTCATAGCTACAACTATAGAACTTGCATACATAAATCCTTGTCCACCTGATATCTTGTCATCTGGATCAAACATATCTTGTGATGCGTATGTATGGTTAGTTGCTACTAGTCCAATGTTTAAACTACCGATTAAGTTTACTGAATTACGAATCAATGCTGTAAGTGATTTAGCTTTTCTACCTAAGTCACCTTTCATTTCACCTTTTTCAAATTGATCTCTATCTGTTGGTGTTAATAGCATACCTAAACTATCAACCACAAATAAAATTTTTGGTTTGTCTTCTTTGCCTTCGTAATCTTTCTTATAGCTTGAAATAAAGTCACTAATAATTTTAGCGACATCATCTACCATTGATACATTTATCCTCAACATTTTTTCAGGTGATGTATCAACTCCTAATGCTTGTAACCAATCTTCGTGTAATGCATTTTCTGAATCTATTGCTACACAAAATATACCTTGGCTTTGGGCACTCTTAATTAAGTTTCCAGAAGCAATTAAACTTTTACCTGAGCCTGATTCTCCTGCAAACATTGTAACTCTACCTAGCGGTACACCTTTATTAAAGTCTCCACTAATTAGATAATTTAATGTATAATTTCCTGTTGAGATCCAAGTATCTGGGTCAGATTCAAAACCTGTAGAAATACCCTGTATACTTTTTGTTAAACTGGATCTAAACTTACTAACGTCAAATGGTCTTACCATAAATTCTCCTGTTCTTAATAAGGCTGTGAGTTTCCCCACAGCCTATATTATATAAATTATTTGTTAGCTTGTCTACTTCTAATCATTGATAAAATATCATCTGCTGATACTTTACTTTGAGTTTGTGTAGATGCTGGTGCTGTTGCTTGAGCAGGTGCTTCAGTCGTTGCTGTCGCTGTTACTGTTTCTGCTACTTTAACTTCAGCTTGAACAGGTGCCGGTTGTACTACTGCTTCAGTTTGTACTGGTGCCGCCTCAGTTTGCACTGGTGCTGATACTGGTACAGAAGTA